GGGTGCTTAGCGCGGCCCCGTTTGCGGTGTTGGTGGTTAGAGCTGTTGAACCCTCGCCGTAGTTACTGCGATGGCGTGGGCATGTACCGCGAGCCTTTCGGCCGCGCGATCTTCTGTCTCTGGCTCGTCGGCGCGGAAGCAGTCGTCCCAGTCCCACTTGTCGTAGGCAACGACTGAGGCCGTCTTGCCGTCGGCCAGGACGTACCAGCAGGCCGTCTCGTCGTAGATCGCGAAGAGGGTCTGACCCTCGCCGTCCTGATCTCCGTCCGAGTCGCCTAGCGGTACAAGCGTGAATCCTTCGTCCGGGGGAAGTGTGCCGGATTCTGCGAGCTTCGAGTGCCATGCCTTGACCACTGCGCCGACCATCGCTTCCATGTTCTTCGGGTCGCCGCCGTCATTGTCTCCGCGTGCCTCGGCGTCGATGACCAACTGCCGGAGGCTGCGCGCGACCTCCCTGCTTACTTGCTTCACTGGGGTCTCCACTTCTGCCTCCTCGATTGGTTCTGTGTCCATTATCAGTTTGCGAATCTCGCCCATGCCCAAAGCCCCGACCAGTTCGGCTACTGGATGCCCGGTCTTGGCGGCGACCCTGTCTAGCGCTCGAGCTGCGGCGGTCGAGTCCGGGTAGGCAGGCCATGTCACCGGGCCGATGTCCACCATCTTGAACTCGAGAACGCGGCGGCGAGCAGGCTTGGAATCCCAGTCCCACTCATCGCGCAAGCACTCGAACGCGAAGCTCGACCCGTCCATGTCGCCGCGCCGTACCTTCTCGATCGCGCGCTTACCGTCCGGGTCTGCCTCGTTGACATCGATCTCGTACCAGACGCCCTGGCCGTCCGCTCCTAGCCGAAGTGTCCCGGCCTTCGTGCGACCAAGCAGCCAGTCGGCGTCGTGGTTGCCGAGCGCCCGCACGTCCGCTTCCTTGATCGTCTTGGTTGCCGCGCCGGGGTCGATCTGCTCGATGAAGCCGCCGAGGTTCTCGGAGTCCTGGTTGAACACGACGCCATAGCCGACGATCATCGGGCCGTTGAGACCGTCGCGGAGCTCGGCGCTTGCCCCGCTCGTTCTGAAATATCTGCGCTCCATGAGTCTCCTATTTGTACGGCGGCACGGTTGCCGGGTCGGTGATGGTGAAGTAGCCCTGGACGATGAGGTAGATGGATGCGAGCTTCTCGCCCTCGGTGAAGTCCTCCGCTAGCAACAGCCCGCCGATTGTGTCGAGCGCGCGTTCTGCGCCCGGCTGCGGCGCCCACTTCTTCTGGCGGCGAAGCCTCACTTGAACTCCTCCGGCTCATCCGGGGGCGGGGGTTTCGCCTCGACCGCGGTGGGATCGGCCGAGGCTTCGATGAGGTTGACGGGCTGGAGGTAGATGTCACCGTTCTCGATCGGGGCCTTGCCCTCGTCGGCTCTCACGTCGTTCGCGGAGAGCCATCCCCACTGACGACCGGAGGCGGCGCGAAGCGCGCGTGACTGGGCATCGCCACGGAGCAACCCGGACACGTCGAGCCCAAACTTCTGATCCTGTTGGAACAGCAGCATCCAGTCCGACCACGCAGCCTCGAGCCGCTCAATCCACGGACGCAGCGTGTAGTTCACGAACGTCATGCCCTGGTACTCGATGCCTGATCCCCACGAGGTCGAGCGAACCATGTGCGAAACCATGTGCGGCGGGACGCGGTAGAAGCGGCAGATGTCCTCGACCGAGAAGTTGCGCTGCTCGAGGAACTGCGCCTGCTCCGGCGAGATCATGATCTGCTTGAAGGTGGCGCCGCCGGTCAGCACGGGGGGAAGGTGCATCTTCTTGAGGCCGCTGTTGGCGCGGCCGAAGTCTTCTTTCATCTCCCGCGCCTGCTCGATCGTCATGTCGCCGGGGTTCTCGATCACGCCGCCAGCGTTCATGCCCTGTCCGAAGAACCGCGCGCCCATCTCCTGCCCAGCGATAGCGCCGCCGAACATCGTCCGCGCGACCTCGAGCGGGGGAACGCCGCGCGGCCAACAGACCGAGTTGACGAAGGCGTTGATATGGAACATGTCCGGCCCCATCGGGACACGGAACGGGCCGACCGGGGACTGCTGACCTTGAGCGACCATGAAGTAATAGACGATCTTCCATGAGCCGTTCGGCTGCTTCTCGCGTCGAAGTTGAGTCCACTGCGGGTCGAGCGGCCAGACCTCTACCACGTCGCCCTTCGTATCGCGGACGGTGTAGAGCGGGGCGATGCCATCGAGAAGCAGGCTGGCAATGACCGAGAAGATGAAGTCCACCTTCGTCTGCTCGGGGTTCGGGCGTTCGATCCAGCGCGGCTGTGGCTTGACGCTCTTGCGGACGCCCATCTCATCCATGGTGTACGCCTCGACCGGGAGCGTGGCGATCGAGTCGGCAATCAGGGAGACGCAGGCCCAGACGGTTGAGAGTCCGAGCGCCGAGTTGCGGTTCACCTTGACGCCGGCCACATCGCCAGGGCTGTTCCAATCCTCGCCAGCAGCGAATGACTTTGTGAATGACTGGTCCGAGATAGTCCGCACCTCAGGGTCATGCCTGGTTAGTACGGAATCGAGAAAGCTCACGATGACCTCCGAGCGACGGCGAACGAGGAGAGGAGTAGGAGCAGCCCAGTGGCGATGAACGCGGCGGGCTTGTAAACGAGGTAGATGCCGTAGACAAGCGCCGCGCAGCCGAGTAGGTCGATGATCGATTCCACGGCGAAGCGGCCCTTCCGGGCCTTGGGTGTGGTGGTGGGTTCCATTAAGATGTTCGGGGGGCGAGAGACGCCGCATTCGGTATTGCTAGAGCAGCTCCTACGGCGTCTCTCGCGGGAGATCCGGGTGGGCGGAGGTTAGACGCCTACCAGACCTCGGAGACTTCATTTTATCAATGGGTCGACGCAACTTTGTCCCCTTTATCCCGTTTCGTAAGCGCCTCCATATACGGCGCCATATCAACGGCAACCTCGTGGCCTGAGGAATCCTCCATATATGCCTCCGAGCCCGTAAACTCTTGGGATTCCAGCGGGATAAAGTAGGGGCCAGTCCGGACCTGGTAGCCGGCCTCAAGGAAGGCAAGAGTCTCCCTGTCGCGAGCCTTCTTGGTTAGGTATCCCTTCCAAAACCATTCTCCATTATGGGATCTCCTCACCTGCAACGCAAAGGCTTTCGCGGTCATAGCAACGCCTTCCGATACGGCTCCAGGTCTGTGCTGAAATCAGCCACCGCAGGTTTATCCGCAGTGAACAGGCCGTAGTTCCCTGCGATATTTCCGCTCTCGCCGAAGATCGTGCGTAGGGTGCGGACACGGCCATAACGCCCAATGTCATGCGCCACCTTTAGCAACAGGGCGACTATCTCAAGTTCGGGACACGTTTCTTTCTCGTCGAAGTTCATCGTCAGGAAGAAGGTACTGGGAATCATCGTGTTCTCCTTAGACAGCCGAAAGGTCGATCGCACGAACGCGCGGCGCAGGCTCGGCGAGCATGTCGGCGAGCTTGGATGAGTGGACCATCGAGGCGGCGGTCAGCGCGTCGATCACGCGGCGCTCCTGCCGGCCAGCCTTTGTGTTGCGGGAAGTAGAGGGACGGTCAAAACGACGCTGGTCGTTCGGCAGCGAACGCGCGATAGCGTTCAGCACATGGCGACGCAGCTCGCGGTGCCCGGTGTGTCGCAGCGCCCCGTCCCTCATAGCTTGCATCCAGTTCTCGTAGTCGAGGATCGCCAGCGCGTTGGTCTGCGCGCGGTCGACCACGGTGATGCCGTACTCGTTGGAAAGCCACTGGGCTACATCTTGAGCACGGGTCACGTCCATGACCGCCAGCTCGATCGGGTTGCGGGTGTGGATGCGAAGGAACGCGGCCTTGACCGTTTCCACGTCGAGCATCGTCCCGTCGCGGGGCGGCGTAAGGATCTCGGGGTCTCCGAACAGGCGCTTGTTCACGTTCGGCATCCAGAGCGGGATGATCGCCGTGGTGTCGATCTGCCAGGCGAAGTCGGCTCCGACGGCTACGGGGGCGCCGATCGGGATCTCCTCGTCAGTCTTCAGCGCATCCCAGTCCGACTCCGCTATCGCGGCGCGGCTCGAGCGGGTGGCGATGTTGCAAGTGAGCCGCAGCCAGTCCTCCCCGAAGTCCAAAGTCTCCGAGCCGAGCTTCTCTTCGAGGTACTCCGGGGTAATCATCGAGAGCGGGTTGGCCTGCTTGACGATCTGCAAGTCCTTGGCGAGCTCGACCTTCGGCACCTGCCACTCGTGATAGACGAGGTTCGTGCCGGCGGCGCGCAGATGGCAGCCGTCGTACTCGCGCTCAACCGCGGCGTTTCGGATCGTCTCGCGCATCTCCTCGAACGGGGAACCCGGCTCGCCCGCGGTCGAGATGGTCGCGATCTGGCCGTTCCGCTTGCCGAGTTTGCCCTTCCAAAGACGGTACAAACGCAGATCATCGTGGCGGTGGAGCTCGTCACAGAGCGCAAGCGTCGGGATCACGCCGTCTCCGGTCTTCGGATCGTAGGCGTAGACCTTGATTCCCTTGCCGCCTTGCTGCAGCGCCTTGATCTTCCGGTAGCCCTCGAACACCCGGAAGTGGCGTTGGAGTTCCTTGGAGCGCTCCACGAAACCGGCGGCTTGCCCGAAAAGTATCTCGGCCTGGTCGCGGGAGGCGGCGCCGATCGGGACCCACGGTGCGAGAGTAAACTGGGCATGGTAGAGAGCGAACCCGGCGAGGAAGGTGGTCTTAGCGTTGCCCTCGGGGATGATGATCCAGACCTCACGGATGCCAGCGAGAAGGTCAGACGCAAGCTCGGCTTGGAAGTCTTCGAGCTCCCACTTCTGCCCCGTGTCGAGGGTGAGTTTGGAAGTCCAGAGCCGGAAGTGCTCGAGCGTGAAGGGTTCTGCGTGAATAGCAGCATGTTTATGCATAGAAGTATGCGGATTGTGATTTATTCTCGCGGAAAGCTCGCGCGGGTCAGGCGCCACAGCCGCTTTCAACTTTCGCCACCCCTACCCCTTATCGCATAGTTATGCATTTTCTATGCGTTACCTCTCGATCGGTTGCATGTGCTGTGCACCATGCGATCCCCCCTAGAGAGGGGGTCTACTGAGATAGGTATTGAGTGATCGAGATCGAGCGACTGCCCTGGCATCATCGTGTCATGGCAGAGCGGGCAGGGTGTGAAGTAGGCAGAGGCAAGGAGTCCCTTACGCTTCATCTGGTGGGGGTACCCATATCCACGCTCATCTGTTTTTAATTGATGGGACGTAGGGGGACAGGAGGAGCAACGTCCGCGTTCATCTACTGTGCGACCACAAGCGGGGCAGGCATGGGCAATCACTTGACGCCCTTAGTCTTGATCGCTTCCAACTCTTCAACCAATACCCAGTAACGTCGGTACGCATTGACCCGCTTCTCGATCAGGTAGTCCTGCATGTTCTTGCCACGCTCGTTATCAGCACATGCCTGAGCAACGCGCCGGCACGAAACTATTTGTGAGTCCAGGTCTTGCCTGAGTCTGAGAAAGCGCGCTGAGATCATCTGCGTTTTGAAGGGGGGGTAAAAGTTCAGGAGGGGGGTGCCCTTACGCGCTACAACTCTCGGATATGTAGTACGGCTTAGAGCTTGGTTGTTCTGCTGCCAGCATGATCTCAAGACGCTCAATTGGATCGGGCTCGAGTAGGCAGGCTGCACGAGCCGCGATGATGCGCTTACGGTGCGGCACGTCAGTCAGTCTCACCGGCTTGAGCTTCATGTTTAGCTGGCACGAGAAAGACCGCCGAAGCGGTCTGATGTTTTCTGGGTCTAGAGACAGCTAGCGCGTGAGTCTTACGAGTGTACGTACGATCTGTCCACTCGCCGGGCAGGGCGGACTCGCTACCCTCCACCAGCGTACCCGGTAGACCGGACAGACCGCAAGAGCGCCGACAATGGATTCGTTCCGGGGATCGCTCCCGCGACAGATCGCGCTACCGCCGGAATGCCTCGGAGCTCCGCCGGCGTCATCTGGAATCGGGCCAATCCTGCCAATGTTTTCACGACTGGGAGCGCGGCACCCGACTCGAGCAGCACCTTCGCGATCTTCCGCTCGGACTCGATGTGTGTTTCGGTGAAGCGGGGGAGTAGGGGCATTAGGAGACCCTCTTGGGATGCGCGTTAAGTATCGCCTTGAGACGTTTCTGCGCGGGGGCTTTATCAAGTAGGAGTTGGCAGAAGACGACGCCCAACATCCCGAGCGGATCAGCCCGGAAGAGGCGAAGTGTCTCAAGGAAGACGGCTCTGAGTGTCCTGATAGTGGTCATGCAGCACCGTCGCTTATCCGAGGGCAAGTGGGATGGTGTTCCGTCACGGGATCATATGAGCCGGGCTCGGAGTTCTGCGTTTTCGTCCTGCAAAGCCCAGAAGTCATCGATCAGACTCACCACGTCTCGGCCAAATAGCGGCCCGAAATCGGGGCTAATCTCCCCAGCGAACTCGCGCATTTCTTCGAGAATCTCTCTCCTGTATGCCATCACGCTGCCTCCTCCTGTTCGTCCAGTTTGCGGATCTTGAGCATGGCGCGATCGAGATGACCGCGAACGGCGCCGTCGGTTACTTCGAGAAAGAGCGCCATACGACGATAGCCGTAACCCGCCATGTGTAGTTTGTAGACGTCGAGTTGCTTCTGTGTTAGGGCTTCCGCGATGGCGGCGCGACGATCGGCGGGGAGGGATGACCAACTCACGCCGCCTCCTCCAACATCTCGCGCACAATCCCCCGAGCCACGCGAGCTAGCCGGGCGATCTCGTCGACAGAGAATCCGACCACATGCGCTTCGTTGACGAGCTCGAGTAGGGCAGCACGTTTACCAGACAGACGGTCGGCGTCATATCCGAGGTTGCCCAGTTCGTAAGCGACTCGAGTACTCAAGTAGTGCTTCTGATCATGGTTACTTCGAGTCACGCCGCCGCCCTTTCTGGCATCACGTAACCCGGCGGGGGATGGTCGTATCCATTAGCGTCCCAGACATACGTCCCCGAGTGCGAGCCACGTTGGAACTTGATCCCCGTCCAGCCGTCCGGCTTTGCCTTGACCGGCTCAGCGCCCGAGCAGAAACCCGCCCATGAGAATGCGCCAGGATTACCTATCCCCGCCGTCTCCGTTGCTAGGTCGGCCCAAGCGTTAGCGAGATCAGGGTCGCTCTCGGCTTTCTTGCGTTGACTATCCCACCAGCCAAGACGCATCAACTTGAGTTCAATATCTCTATTCAGCATCAGCGCCCCTAGCTACGGCTGTTGTTGTTCTTAGATGGGTAGGGGTAGGGGAGCATCGCGGAAATCGCGCGCATTCCAATGCCGCACACCATAGGATATGCCATAACTTATGCCATCTCATAAGCTATGACTCCACCTGGCGCTAGCACCCTTGCGACCGCCCTTACTCTTGCGCGCTCTTTCGGCTTCCACCTTGGCTTTAGAGGGGTTGTAGTGCAAGTAATCCTCGATGAAATAGCCGCGTCCTGGCATCACTACTTGGAGGGGTCCTTCCTTCGCATCCACGTCCACTATTTCGCCTCCCAAAACTGGAACCCATAGCCCTTTAGCGAGTACCTTTTTGAGCGTCGGCGGCGCGCTTTTTACACCAGACCAGCACGCCGGCACAAACCCGTCGGTGAGGTAGCAGCCGCAATACGAAAGCGCCTTCGCGTAGAGACCCGTCGCCGCTAATCCCGCACGCTCAAGTTTCGGGTTCGCGTGGAACTGATCATCGAGAGCTATCCAGCTCACGCTGTACGCTCGCTATCCACTCTGCGATACAAGAGTCCTTCGTCGGTGAGTTCGCAGACATACAACGCAGGTAGGAGCTGCTCGGCAAAGATTGGCGGGACGGTAATTCGGTACCGGCAGTTGCCTTTGTCTCTCCAACGCTGTACGGAGACCGGCTTTGGCTTGTAGAGCTTGCCCGAGTTACTCGTGGCGTCGTAGTCCCGGTGGTTAAGGTGCTTCCCTAGTTGTGGCCCGTGCCCGGATACGCGCTTGCGTCTCGCTGCATCCACTTGTAGGGTTAGCTCTCGCGTCCTAGCGTTCACCCGATCAGCCTCTCTACTTGGGCGCGGTACTTCTCTAAGGCCCTCTCCCAACCGATCATCAAAATCTCCAGCCTTCGTTGCCTGCCAGCATTCGGGTGCATCCATAACTGTCCATCCGCGTAGCCGTCCAGTGCTCGCAGCATCCGGCGGGTGGCGTAGACAAGAGCTTCTTGTTTGGTAAGGTAGGCCGCTAATTCGTCCATCGACCATTCGTGGTCATCCTCATCAACGATCGAGAAGTTGGAAAGCTTGCTCATTTCTCCTCTATCTCTCTGACCTCACCGATGGTGTAGCGGTACTTCCCGAGAATGTCTGGAGCGAGCGCTTGTTTCTGCTTCCAGTCATCGAATGACCTGCGTGCGTCCCGCTCCTTTTCGTGCCACGCGAGCACTTTCCGATAGTCCCCATCCTTCTCGACCACCACATACCCAAGTAGCTTGCTCATGGCTTCTCTGTCTGGGCGAGGGCCTGGCGAAGTTCACTGCGTGCAATAACGATTCCCCGCCAGTCCTCTACGGGATGCTCAAGATTTTGCAACGCCATTCGCATCGCCTCCCGTAGCCGCTCGTTCTCGGCTTCGAGGGCGGCGATGTGGTTACGGATAGCTCCCCATTCTTCCCGCGTGATTGCGAGCTTGGAGATACCGCCGCACGTTTCGACGTTGCCAACGATGCGGTCTAGTTCCTCCGCGCTCATCTTGTCAGTCATCGTTGCCTCCGTACTTGGCGAAGTGAAAGGAAACGATCACATCGGCTGGGTCACCTGTGCCCGAATCGATTTCCCACAGCGCTTCCTCCGCACTTTCCAGCCTTTCCGCGAGGGCGCAGTGAGACTCCACTAAGCGCTCGCGCGCAGCGTGGCGCGTACTAGGGCTTCTGCGGTGATCATGTGATTGCGCCAGCACATAGGCGAAGTCTTTCTCACTCAGCACGTCATCCTTCATGGCTTTGGCTCCTCACCGATCTTCACGCGCCGTAGACGCTTGATCTCTGCGACGAGGATCGGGATGTCGTCGCCAGAGAGGCCGCTAAGCGGCACTGGGTGCCGTAACACCTTGGGTGGGGGCCAATGGCAGTCGCCAGGATGAGGCCAATTGTTCTCACAGTGCTCGCTGTGATTTAGCTCCCATTGCCGGAAAAGCTCTCGCCGGAGTTCCTCGATTTCCTGTGCCTTCTTTCTGGATCTAGCCATCGAGTCCGTCCGATGCTAGGACTAGAATAAGTCCTGCATATCCAAAGAAAATTGCCCCCGCGCAGGAGTACGTTGCGAGAAACCCCAAGGGACAGGACTTCATCACTCGCTGGCTCCGGGCGCAGGATCTAGAGCAGACTTGAGCAAGCGCAACACCCAGTTCCCGCGCAAGCGCCAATAACATCTCACTCTCAGTCATCGCCACCCTCCTCGCGGAAAGGCGTTTCGCCAAACCCTCCTAGCCCGAACTCCGCCAGGTCGAGTTCCTTGACGACCTTCACACGGCGCGTGCGGAACTTGCCGTCCGTGGCGAACGGAATCGCAACGATGTCCTTCGCTGTGAACTCGA